CGATCTTTATCCAGGCTCCGGCCGTCACCGCCGCGTTCAACGCCAACACCGACCCCAGCCGTCACCGGCAAGGGATCGCCTCGCTCCGGTGCGGCACGTGGCGGTATCGGATCGGCATTCACGGGCTCAGTAAACCGCGCAAGGACCAATACGTGGCGCTGGTCCAGGCGGCGCCCGTCACGGTGGACCGCGACAACGCCGCCGCCGAGACCGGCTGGTTCGGCATCAACATCCACCGGGGCGGGTTTGGAACGACCTCCTCGCTCGGGTGCCAGACCATTTACCCGGACCAATGGCGGGCGTTCATCGCCTCGGTCCAAGACCAACTCGCCCGCAACAATCAACACACGCTCCCTTACGTTCTCATTGAAGGCCCCGTCGCATGAACGATTTCCTGACCTCCGCCGATCCCGCAGTGTCCGACATTTTGAAGGAACTCCAGGATTGCCTCACCAACTCCAGCGGGCTGACCGATCAGCAGGAAGCCGACTGGCGCACCCGGATGTGCCTATGGTCCGGGCAGAGCGACGATGGGCGGAAATGGAAGGATCGCCTCGGGGTGGACCCCATGCCGTGGAACGGCGCGAGCGATCAGAGGGTGCGCGCCGTGGACGAGGTCATCAACGAACAGGTCGCCCTCATGCTGGAGGCGTTCTCGCGTTCCATGGTGCAGGTCACTTCCAGCCGGGGCGATAGCATGGGCGCGTCCCAGCTCGTGAACCATATCCTCACATGGCTGTTCAAGGTCCATCTCCGGAGCGACCTGGAGCGCGAGCTGGAGCTCTACGCCAACTACCGCCAGCAATACGGCATGGCCGTGATGGGCGTGTGGTGGGAACAACGGCGGCAACTGGAGAACGAGGAGATCGACCTGGAGAAGACCTATGCGGACGCCCAGGAAGATCCCGAGAAACTCACCAGCCTCGCCCTGCTCGTGGAGAAACTCCAGGATCCGCTGGCCGAGGAGGAAATGCTGGCGTTCATCCGGGGTTATTCCGAGAGCATCTCCAAGAAACAGGCCCGGGTGATCCTCAACGAACTGCGCGAGACCGGCCGCAGCCTGGTGCCCCGCGAGACGATGCTTTCCTCGCTGCCGTGCTGGGAGGCGCTCCGCCCGTTTGTGGACGTGTTCTTTCCCGTGGCCACCAAGAGCATGCAGGCGGCCCGCTGGATCGCCAAGATCGAATGGGTGACCGCCACCGAACTGGCCGACCGCGCCACCACGGACGATTACGACGAGGAGTTCATCGACGCCGCGCTCAAAACCAAGGGCAAAGATTGGGAGGGCAACATCCTCCAGACCGCCACCGACTGGACCCGGGCCCGCCGGGGGTCCACCAGCCCGTTCCTTGAGGATGTGGAGGATCTCATCCAGATCTTTCACGTTTACCGCCGGGGCACGGACACCGACACGGGTGTGCCCGCGATTTATTGCACGGTCATCTCGCCGCATGTGCCCAAGCTGGCGGCGAAACATGAGTTGCTCCCCTACAAACACGGGCGGTTCCCGTTCGTGGCCGGGGTGCGCGAATACGTGGGCCGGTCCATGAGCGAAAGCCGGAGCGTGCCGGAGCTGGGGAAATCCCTCCAGGACAGCATCAAAGCCCAGAGCGATGCGCGGACGGACTACACCAGCATCGCCACCATCCCGCCCGTGATCGTCCCTCCCAACCGGGGAAAAACCCGGCTGGAGTTCGGGCCCGGGGTGCAACACACCGAACGCCGCTCGGGCGAACTGCGCTGGATGGCCCCGCCGCCGGGGAACCTCGGGGCGTCGGTGGAGGTGGAGCGCAGCAGCCAGGAACGGCTCGACCGGTATTTCGGGCGGAACACCCAGACCGTCAACCCGGTGCTCTCGCAGCTTTTGCAGACCCGCTTGGTGAACAAGTTCCTGAGCGAGGTGCAGGAGATGGCGACCCAGACCGTGCAACTTGCCCAGCAGTATCTCCCGGAGACCACCGTGGAACGCATCACGGGCGGGCAACGGGTGCCGTTCAGCGTGAGCCGGGACGAGATCCAAGGCCAGTTCGATATCCGGATCGCGTTCGATGTGGCCAATCTCGACCGGGAATTGCTCAAGCAAAAGCTGGAGTTTCTCCAGGGGGTCATGGGCATGGATCAAACCGGACAGGTGGACCGGGCCGGGGCGGTCAACTGGGCCATGGGTTCGTTCGATCCGCTTCTTGCGCAGCAGCTTGTGGGCGATCCCCAGGCGGTGGCCGCGAACGAGACCGAGGACGAACAGAAGAATTTCGCGCTCATCACCAGCGGGGTGGAACCGCCCATGCGGGAGTCCGGTCAGAACTATCAGCTCCGGTTGCAGACCCTCTTGGGCATCGTCCAGCAGAACCCGGAAGCCGCGCAGAGCCTGGAAGTGCGGGCGGATCGCAAGGCGCTCTTCGAGAACCGGGTCAAACACCTCCAGTTCATGATCCAGCAGCAGACCAACGCCAACACGGGAAGGACCGGGGCGGAGCCGCTCATGGAGCCGACCGCCTGACGAGCCTTCATTTCCCGCTTTTCCGTGGTTTCCGCACCGCAGCTTTGCCAGCGGTGCCGCCCCGCTTTCACTGTCTTTCCCGTGCGTTACGAACGAGCCACACAGAACGATGCCGAGAGCCGCGTGGACGGCGATGCGTCGTTTGTGGGGGTCAACACCAAGCTGGCCCGGGAACGCCTGGAGCCGGGCTGGTGCGCCGCTGCGCTGAACAAGGTGTTCGTGAACGGATCCGCCACCACCCGCGAAGGGTTCCGGATGCCGGCCGAACACCGCGTGGGCACGGCCGCTTTGCCCGCTGTCACGTTTGTGCGCGGGTCGGGGATTTATTCGGATCCGGACGGCGTGGAATATCTCGTCCACGCGGGGAGCGATCGCGCTTATTTCACCCGGGAGGGGAGCTCCGGGTTTTCGATCCCGTACACGGGGCTGGTGACCAGCGACCCGATCGACGTGGTGCAGGCGTTCAACCAGGTGCTCCTGTTCCGGGGTCCGGGCAAGGTGCCTTGGGTGTGGGACGGCGAACTCACGACGACGTTTGTGGAGGCATCGCAGGTGGACCCGGGCGCGGGCCTGAGCCCGATTCCCGGAGCGACCACGGCCGAGCTCATGGGCAACCGGTTGTTTGTGCCGTATTCACGGGATCAGATCGCCGTGTCCGACCTGCTCGATTACACCGCGTTTGACGCGGCGCTGAACGATTTCAACGTGAACTCCGGGTCCGACGACGCGATTGTGCGCGTGTTCCCGTTCACGAACAACGCGCTCCTCGTGTTCAAGGACCAGAGCGTTCACATCATCTCCAACATTTACGGGGATCTCTCCCAGGTCCGGCTCGACCAGATCAACCGGGAGATTGGCTGCGCGGCCCGGCGTTCGGTGGCGATGGTGGGCGGCGACGTGTTCTTCCTTTCCAGCAACGGGGTTTATCGGGTGCAACAGATCATCGCGGATCGGTTGCAGACGGCGGCCACGCCCGTTTCCGATCCCATCACGCCGTTGATTCGGCGCATCAACCCGGGCGCCCGGGGATTGTGTGTGGGCGCGGTGGTGGGGCGTTACTACTATCTCGCCGTGCCGCTCGACACGGCCACCCGGCCCAATGCGCTCCTGGTGTATGACACCGTGACGGACGCTTGGCAGGGGATTCATCAGGGACCGGCCACGGTTTCACCGACGGACCCGGCTGGGATTTATTTCGATAACCTGCTCGTCTCGGATTGGGGCGGGGAGAAACGGCTTTACGGGATGTTCTCCGGAAACAGCGATCCGGGCGGCAACGCGCAGAGCGGGGCGTTCCTGCTTTACGACGGATCCAACGACGAGGTGGGCGGGCTGGCGTATCCGATCGCGGATCAGCTGGAGACCCGGGGATACACCTTCTCGGATCACCAAAGCAAAGTGCTTCGGCGGATCAGCGTGAACCTCGAGACGTGGGCGCCCAGTGTGATGGTGGACCTGCTCACGGACGGCTACAACGAGACGACGAGCACGGGCCCGGCCATCACCAAAAGCCGCACCCGCTACTACACGCACGGTGTGCCCGACTGGAACCCGAGCAACGCCGCGCTCGATCACGCCACGCCGCGGCGGGAGGATTACTCCGTGGATTTGGCCGTGCCGATTCTGCTCGACCCGCCCGGGGTGGATTTCGACGCCCGGCAAACGCTCCTTGAGAAACGGGCGGTGTCGGCCACGGCGCGGTCCGTGTCGATGCGGATCAGCAACACGCAAGGCGTCTGCGCGGTGACGGCCACCACGGTGGAGGCCACCAACCCGCAGCGCACCCTGAAACCACTCGCATGATTCTCACAGTCACACCAGGCATCAATCTTTCGAGCGTCACCGGGCCGATCAGCAAGGCGCAGCTCAACCAACTCGGGCAGCCGACGGTGGCGCTTTCGCCGGGGAGCGTGGTGGCGTCGGATACCAATTTCACTTCGTTGCGGATTACGGACGGCGTTTATCCGTTCTTGCAGCTCACGAACCTCTCCGCGCCGACGGATAAAAAGCGATTTCGGGCGTATGTTGAGACAAGCGGAACCGTCGGCCTTGCGCGCACAAACGACGCTGAGAACGTCGGCTTTCCGCTCGCATCGTGGGACGTGAACAACAACTGCGGGATCAACCAAGGCGTGCCGCAGGCCAAGCTCCATGTTGCCGGTGGGGTTGTCGGATCTTCCGCAGGATCGAGCGCGGAGATGTTCCGCGCAGAGTGGAACAACGGGAATGTCTCGACGCTCCGACTTTTGCAGGTGCGGAACTCGACGGGGACAAACTGGGAAACCACCACCACGCGCTTGCAGCAGTTCACCGACGCAACGCCCCAAGGGTTTATCGAGTTCAACCCGGCGGGGCTGAATTACGGCGTGGCGCTGGGAACCACAAACGGAAGCAACGTCAACGCGCCAATGCTTTTCCTTACAGGAGCAGCAGGCGGGAACAACGTGGGGATCGGGACGACCGTTACTCCGGACAAGCTCAGCGTTTCCGGCAACGTGCGGCTCACAGCCAATAACACGGGCATTGTTTGGACCGACCAGAGCGGAACGATGCCTTACATGACCATGGGGTCTGACGGGAATTTCTATTTCACCGGGACCACCGCGGCAGGCGCAGGGCGCGGGATCTGGCAATGCGCGATGCGGAGCGACACTTCTCCGCTCCAGGTCAACGTGCCGCTGAAGATCGGCGCGTCGGCCATTCCGTTAAAAAGCGTGCTCAAGGCGACCGTCACGCAGACCGGCACAACCATTTCTGCCGGATCATTCCACCTAGCAAACTACACAGTAACCGGAGCCACCATTGGGGCCATGGTGCACATTCAGGAGGTCCAAACGAGCGTGACCCTCATGGCCCGCTGCAACACAAACGACTCTGTTCAGGTTTGGTATGGCAACAACGGCGCCGCCTCTGTCTCTCTGGCGACCCAGCCCATCGACATTTTTGTTTTCAACGTATGATTACCCTAGAATCCCCGCACAGCGTTCTCGTCGACGGCAAACACTACGGCGCAGTGGCGGACACCATCGCCAACAACCCTCAGCTCGCCTCCGACATCCAGCGGGCCCTGGTAGCCTACGACGCCGCGCTCCGCGCCGAACACGCCGCGCAGATCGCCGCGCTCAACCAAACCCACGCCGACGCGCTCGCGCTTGAAGCCGACAAAGCCGCCGCGCTCAAGGCCGAACGCGCCGGGCTCCAGGCCGAGCTCGACGCCAATCTCGCCTATCAAGCCCAGGTGCTGGAGAAGGCGGCGACGGTCGTGCCCGAGGCGGTGAAGACCGGGACGTTCGACGCCGTGCTGGACCTGCTCGCGTTCGCCGGCAAACCGCTCGCCGACAAACGCCGCGCCGAGGAAGCCGCGAAACTGCGCGAGCTGGAAGCGGAGATCGCGGAACGCCGCGCCAAACTCGGCCTCTAACGTTATGTCGCGCCAATACACGCTCTCGCCAAAGAAGAAGAAGAGGAAAAGTGCGCCGTCCTACAAGGACTCTGGCAACCAGCAGAGCGCGCAGGATTACGCCAACAGCCTGCTCGACTCGTTCCAGAAACGGCAGGATCAGAGTTTCGCCTCGATGCTGAAGCAGACGCCCAAGGCGATTGCGTCCACGGCGGCGGCGATGGACAAGGCCGACGCCGCATCGCGCTCGAACCGGATCGGGTTTCTTGAGGAGTTCGGCCAACGGGCCAGGGCCGCTGCGTTCAAGGCCAACCCGGAGCTGCAAGGGTCGCTCGACCGTTACAACTCAGGCACGAACGAGGCCGCCTCCGCCTTGGGCGAGGCCGCGAACGCTCCCAACGCGCTGCTCTCCTCGCTCACCGCCGAGGCCGCGAACAGACAGGGAAATGTCGCAAACATGCTGGGCCGCAGCGACCTGCTCTCTGAGCTCAACAGAGAGGCCTCACTGAATCGACCGAGCGCGGTGGGGAACACCCTCGCGGACAGCGAGCTGCTTTCCGTGCTCAACAAAAACGCGATGAGCGCGGGGCCGAGCGTCATTGGAAACACCCTCGCAGACAGCCAGCTGCTTTCGTCGCTCAACACAAACGCAATGGGGGCAGGGCCCAGCGCGATCTCCCAGGCGCTCCAGCAGAGCGCGCTGGATGAGCTGGCGCTCGGTGGCCGGCTCTCCGCCGATGAAGCCCGCAACGTGGAGCAGGCCAGCCGGGCTGCGTTCTCGGCTCGCGGATTGGCCCGGTCCAACCCGGCCATTGTCGCGGAGGTCATGAACCGGGACGCTGCGCAACGCGCCCGGCTCGGTGAACGCCGGGGATTCGCCTCCGGAGTCAACCAGCAGCTGCTCGGGGAGCAGGCGCAGAACCGGGACTTTGCATCCAACGTGGAACAAATGAACCGCGCCGCGGCGGGCCAGCGGGCGAGTTTAACGCTCCAAGAGTTGGCGCAGAACCGGGACTTTGCATCCAATGTGGAACAGATGAACCGCGCCGCGGCGGGCCAGCGTGCGAGTTTAACGCTCCAGGAGTTGGCGCAGAACCGCGACTTCGCTTCCAATGTGGAACAGCTCAACCGCTCCGATGTGGCGCAGCGCGCGGGGTTGACGCTCCAGGAGCTGGCGCAGAACCGCGACTTCGCCACCAACGTGGAACAGCTCAACCGGGCCGCTGCCGCGCAACGGGCCGGGTTCCAAACCAACCGGGCCGGTCTGCTCTCCAACGCGGTGACACTGAACCAGGCGATCGATCCCGCGCAGCAGATTCTGGCCGGACCCACCAACGCGGGTGGCGCCACGCAGGGCGGGCTCAACCTGCTCAACATGAGCCAGAGCACGCCGACAATGCTCACGGGGCTGCAAGATCAGGCTTACGGGGCGTTCCTCAACCGGGACGAAAGCCGATACAACGCGGCGCTCAACGCGGCCACGGCGCAGGACGCGGCCCGGCAGCAGGCCGGGGCGGCAAGATCCGCCGGGCAAAGCGCGATGACAGGTTCGCTTATCGGAGCCGGTGGCGCAATCGCGGGCGGGCTCATCATCTTCTGATCCATGCCGCGACTCGACGATTTGATTGAGGCCAGCCGGGCGCAGATCCGCGAGGCGTTGGAACAGTCCACCGCCCCCGTTTTGCTCTGCTCGTTTGGCAAGGACTCGATGGTGCTGCTCCATCTCCTGCGCTCGATGGGGCTGGACCTGCCCATTGTGTTCCATCGCGACCCGTGGTTTCCCCACAAATATGCGTTCGCGGATCGGATGATCCGGGAATGGAACCTGACGGTTTGGGATTGGCAGCCGGTGGCGGTGAGCCTCTGGCACGGGAAAGGCATCGTGGCGTTCACGAACCATTACCAGATCGGCCAGAAGCCCACGGGTGAACCGGTGACATGCTCGGTGCCGAAGAACATTTTGCCGCCCGTGGAGGGGAAACCTTACCTGTGCGGGTTGGCGGATCTCATGCACCGGCCGACGGGCACGTTCCAATATCCGTGGGACATGGCGTTCATCGGGCACAAGTCCAGCGACCAGGATCAGATCGCCGGGCGGGTGCCGTTGCACACGGACCTTGTCCGGGTGGACCACGGGCCGACCGGGGCGTTCCCGCTCCGGCACTGGACGGACGATGATATCTGGGATTACACGGAGCGGTTCGCCGTTCCCGTGCAGACGGATCGGTATTACCGGGATGATCTCGGGTGGGATGAGTTGCCGGACAAGACGGCCAACTCGGATTACTGGACGGCCTGCATGGCGTGTATCGACCGGCGCAACGGGCCGGTGGTGCATTGCCCAAAGCTCAACCGGCAGGTGCGCAATGTGTCCGGGACGGTGGCGCATTATGAACTCCGGGCGTCGTATTTCGGGGAGGAGGTGCCGACGTGCTCCTCGAATTTCGGGGAGGCCACATGCTCTTAGTGCCCACGTTCATCGCGGCCTCCACGATTCACGGGATCGGGCTCTTTGCCGCCCGCGACATTGCCCGGGGGGAACAGCTCTGGGAGTTCACCCGGGGGATCGATACGCGGTTTGAGTTCGAGGATGTGGGCCGGTTCCCTGCCCATGTGCAACGGCGGATCCGGCATTACTGCTATGTGAACCCGGCCCGGCCCGGCGCCCTGGTGCTGTGCGGGGATGACGCCCGGTTCTGGAATTTCGCCGCCGACCCCAACGCGATCGAGGACGCGCCACCCCGGCACGACCGGGAGAGTGTGCTCGTGGCCGCCCGCCCGATTGCGGCCGGGGAAGAGCTCACTGTGGGGCTGGAGACCGATGCCGACGCGGCCCGCAAACTTTCTCACCGATAACACGCCATGCAATACAACCCTTCTGTCAACGACAACCGCGGGAACATCATCGCGAACTCCGCCGACAACGTCGCCCGCACGACTTTGGCCGGGTATCAATCCATGGCCGACGGGATTTCCCAAGCGGGGCGGTCCGTGGCCGGGGGCATTATGGGTTACGGTCAGGAGCGGGAAAGGCTGGAGAAGGAGGCGGCGTTGATCGACGGCAAGACCCGGGCTTACGCGCAGATGGGGGTGCTTTCGGATGCGGATTACGCGGCGATGGCGAAGGGCAATCTGGCCAAGAAACGGGAGATTCTTTCCCAGGCGGATGCGATTTATTTGGATCAGGTGCAACGGCAGAATCAGGGGTTGCAGGAGCGGAAACTGAATGAGGATATCCGGCAGTTTGATGTGAATCATCCGGCCGGGTGGTCGCCGAGGGCGGAGAAGTTCAATCAGGACGGCACCGAGGTGCTGGTGACACAGACCAGCCCGTTCCAAGGAAATGTGCAGGTGCTCAAGCCTCTGTCCATGCAGCCAGATGGAACGCCGATTTATGATCATCAGGGGAATGTGATCGGGCACTACATGGGGGGCAAGCCGGTGAAGGTGCCGAGCCAAGGCGTGGGCGTGGGTGCGCTGTTAGGCTGGGGCGTTAATCCTCCTGCGCCCGGGTCCGCGACTCCGGCACCCACAGCAAAGGGCAAGCCAACGCACGGGCAGGTGCAATACCAAGGCGGTCACCGCTACGTTTACAACGCGAACACCGCAACTTGGGAGTAGACATGCAAAAGCCTCCCTATGATCCGAGCCGGCCGTTTGACGACAAGCCGCCGTTCGATCCAAGCCTGCCGACATCGGACAAGCCGCCGTTTGATCCCAGTCTGCCGACATCGTTCGGCGGTGGCCGGGCACGGGTGACGGTTTACAACAATCACGAGGATCAATACGGCTCGGAGTCCGCCCGGAAGAACCCGCTCACGGGCAAGCGGCAGTCGCAGGAAGGCGTGACGATCGCGGTCGATCCCAAGGTCATTCCTTACGGGAGCCGCGTGAAGATCCCGGCGCTGGCGGATCTCACGCCGAACAGGGACGGGGTGTTCATCGCTCATGACACGGGCGGCGCGGTGAAGAGCCGGAAGGCGTCCGGCGGTAAGGAGCCGGTGATCGATGTGTATGTGGCCGGGCAGAACCGGCCGGAGGCGAATGCCCGCATGGCGGCGCTGGATTCCGCGATCGGGCAGATGAGCAACGGCTCAGGAAATTTGGACTTTGAGTTGCTCGACCCTGCGCCCGCTCAGAAACTCGACGGGGACACCGGCACGGGCCGGATCCGTTCGGGGCTCTCGACGTTCGCCCAGACGGCTGAGGCCGGATTTGGCAAGGCGGTGGAAGGGCTCGGGACGCTGGGCGCTCAGGTGGTTTCGGCATGGAACGGCACGGGCACTCCGCAGGAGGCCGCCGCCGAGGAGCGCAGTTTGCGCCAGATCATCGCCAAGGCGAAGGCCGCGCCGGATTTCCCGCAGAAAGACGCCCGGCTCTCTGAGCTGGAACAACGGCTGGCCACGCTCGGTTCGTCGAAGGAGATTCTGGATGTGCCAGATGCTATCCGCTCAGCAGGCCGGTCGGTGGTGGCCGATGCGGAGGACCGGTTCACGCCCAACCCGGCTTATGCAGGGGAGTTTTTCGCTGAGACGGTGCCGCAAGTGGCCGGGAGCGCGGTGCAGTCGGTGGCTCCGTTTCTGGTGCCCGGGGTGGGCCCCGCGCTGGGAACCGCGCAGGCGTTTGCGCAGACTTACCAGGACACTTACGAGAAGAACCGCGCCAAGGGGGTGGATGAGGACGAGGCGATCCGCAGGGGGTTACTCAACGGGATTGTGTCCGGTGGCCTGGAGCCGATCGGCGGGGGGATTGTGGCGGGTGCAATGAAGAAGCTCGCCGCCGGCAAGGCGGCGCAAGGGGTGGGCCGGGCGATCGTGCAAGGCACGGCGGGCGAAGGGGTGACGGGTTCGTTGCAGGAGACGGCTTCGCAGGTGATCAGCCAGGAGCAGCTCAACCCGATGGAGATTGCCAAGGCCGGGGCCCTGGAGGCGCTCGGGGGTTTCATGATGACGGGCGGTGCCGCCGGTGTGGGCAGGGTGGCGCAACGGTTTGCCACGCCGCAGCCAGGCGACCAAGCCGCCGCGCCTGCGCCCGCAAACCTCGCTTCGCTTTCGGTGGGTGCCACGGAGCTCACGCCCGAGGAAGCCGCGCTCTTTGCCACGGCACCCGCAGCGCAGGCGGTGCCCGCCCCGGTGGCAGCGCCTGCCCCGGTGGCAACGCCCACCCCGGTGGCCGCGCAAGCTGCACCCGCAACGGCGCAGCCAGATCCGACCGATCCGTCTAATCCGTCCGATCCGACCGATCCGCAGCCCAATGAGCAGAACAACCAAGCGCCCTTACCGGGACAGTCGCAGCTTCGACCCGCACTGCCGGAACAACAACGCGTGCAACTGGTGCCGGAGCAACCGCCTGCACAAACACCGCAGGCAGAAACTGCGCCACCCGTTGCCCAGCCCGCTGGACCCACCAACGCCCAGCCCGTAACCACGCCCCCTCCGCGCAAACCCACCCAAGCCGAGCTAGCCGAAGCCGCCTACCGTGCCGAGCTCCAAGCCGAGCTCGACGCCGTCAACGAAGAGAACACCGTCGGTCTCGCCGACGCCCTGCGCCGCATCGGCGGGCTACCCTCCAAGAAAAGCCGCCACTTTGGCGAATGGTCCGGCGAACTCGCCATGCTCATCGAGGAACGCCAAGGCGCCCGCAAACGCTTCGGCAACAAACGCCTCTTCGAGAACCTCTTCGACGACGAAGCCCGTTCCATGGACACCGTCGCCGAGGGCCTGCGCGAAGAAGGCTTCGATGTGGCCGGTGCCGACGACGTGTTCCGCCTGGTGGATCAGTGGATGCGGACCAACAAAGAACCCCGAGCCGCCCTCACCAACATGGGCGCCGAGGAATCCATGGCCGGGATGCCGTTCTCCAAACAAACCGCCACGGCCGACACCCCGGCACTCCCGCCCGGCGTCCTCACCCAAGCCAAGGCCTCAGTCAAAACCCTCTTCTCCCGGGCGGGTATGAACCCCTCGACCGTCTGGCACGCCAGCCCCGACGCCATTCCCGCCGGGGTGGGCGGCGACCTGGTCCGCGCCGAAGCCGCCGCCGGTCGCGCCGTGGAAGGGTTCTTCCTCGGGGGCCGCGTGCATCTCGTGGCGTCCGGCATCGCCCAGGGCGCCGCCCAGTTTGGCATCCCGTTTGAAACCCGGGCCCAACAGGTGGCGCTCCACGAAACCGTGGGCCACGACGGACTCGGGGCCGTGCTCACCTCCAAGAGCCGCCGCGTTTTCAACAGCATCGTCGATGGCGTTTACACCCGGATCCCAAAAGCCGAGCTTTCCCAGATCGCCCGCGACTACCAGGCCAACGTGGCCACCCCGCAAGGCCGGGCCGACGTGGTCACCGAATATCTCGCCCGCCAAACCGAGCCGGGAATTCCCAGCCAAGGCATTGTCGCCCGCGCCATCGCCAAGATCCGCGAACTCCTGCGCGAGGTGTTCCCCAAGCTCCGCATGACCGACGGCGACATTGTGGCGTTGCTCAACGCCGCACGGAACCGGGTGCAGTCCGGGCGCTCCGATCCGAACGGGATCCGGTTTTCCATGCGCGCCTTTCACGGCACGCCCCACAAAGTGGACCGGTTTAGCACAGCAAAGATTGGGACAGGGGAAGGTTCGCAGGCTTACGGATGGGGGCTGTACTTTGCGCAGAATCAAGCCGTTGCGGATCAATACCGAAACAACCTAAGCTATGTCGATTCGGACCAAATGTTGATCGACGGCAAGCCCATCAACTCCGTCCGTGGATTGTCAGACGATGACCGATTTGCGCTCGAACAACTCAAAAACTACGGAAACCTAGAAGCAGCAATTACCAACACCGCACCAGACGCACCTTTTCCAAATAATAAGGCACACGAACGCCTTAAAAAATGGAAACAAGACAACAGAATCACACATCCCCGTGCGGGCAACATCTACACCGTCGAGCTCCTGCCCGATGAAGCGGATTTTCTGGACTGGGACAAGCCGCTGAGCGAACAGCCGGAGACGGTTAGGATGGCGCTGAAGCCGTTCATTGAGCCACACCCAAAAGGACTAACAGAATCAACTGGTGCCCCCGGGTTTGCTTGGAAGAAAACTGACAGAGGAGTGGGGACCGGAGTCGGAATTTATTGGGGACTAACGAAAATGTTAGGCGGAGATAAGGCCGCTTCAGAATATCTTAATTCTTTTGGAGTCCCAGGCATCCGCTACCTCGACGCAAACAGCCGAGACGGCGGCAGCGGAACTTCTAACTTCGTCGTCTTCGACGAGAACCTTGTTCAGATCCTCGAAGAAAACGGGGCCGTGGTGACCACCAATCCCGACGGCTCCAAGCCGCAGGAGATCCGATTTTCCAAGGTGCCATCGCAGGCGCAAACCGAAGCCGCCGCCGCGTCCCCGGAGAAACGCCGGGGCCATGTGGAGACGGTGCGCCGGATGCTGGAGGTGACGCCCTCGGTCTCCGACAACGTGGAGAGTTTCTACAGGGCAACCACCGCCGAGGAAGTCAACGCCAAGGCCAACGAGACAATCGACACCGCCGGGGTGGACAAGGCCAAGGATCTGTTCATGAACAGCAAAAAGGCCGACGAGAACACGCTCGCGCTGGGGCATCACGTCGCTCTCCGGCTCCAAGCCATGGACCGCCACGCCGAAGCCACCCAGGTGCGGATCAAGATGGCCGAGAACCTCACGTCCCCGGCGCGGGCCCTGTGGTATATCTCCACGATCGCCAAGACCACGCCCGAAGGCATCCAATCGTTTGCCGAGAGCGTTACCCGGACGGCAGCCAAGGATATGGGGCCCGAGCTGGCCGCAGCCTACGAGAACATCGCCGCGCTCCAGGCCGAGCTGGCCAAGGTGAAACGCAAACTCGGCGCGGAGACGGTGCTGGAGATTCAAGACTACCTCCGCTCCCTCAAACTCACGCCCGAACGGCTCACCGAACTCAACACCAAGCTGCGCGACGCGCTGGTGCTCAGCCCGGAGAACCCGGGGAACGCCCGGAACAAGATCGTCGGGATGCTGGTCAACTTCGGGATGGAGAACAAACAGGCCACCAAGCTGGCCGAACAGGCGATCCGGCAGTTCACCGCCAAGGCCAAGAAAGTGCGCGAGAGCCTCATCAAGAAGATGTTGGCCGGGGTCAAAGCCCGCAAGGAACGGGTGCCCAAGAGCGTGCTGGAGAAGCTGATGCTCCTCAACAACGAGGGCAAGCTCACCGATGAGACCCTGCACGCGCAGATCGCCAAGGCGCTGGGCGTGCCGGTGTTCACCAAGGAAGCGGCGGACAAAGTCGCCAAGCTCCAAAAAGATTACGAGTCCGCACCCGAGGGCACGGTGAAGATGGTCAAGGGCGCTCAGATGCTCGAAGCCGTGCACGAGCTGGTGCCGAGTGAGCTGGCGAGCAAAGTCCGGGCGATCCAGAACATCGCCATGTTGTTCTCGGGCAAGACGTTCCTGCGCAACCCGATCGGCAACCTCGGGATGTTCCTGCTCAACTCCACGGCCGATGCCGTGGGCGCCGTGATCGTGGACCCTGCGACAAGAATCTTTACGGGCCGACGCTCCACCACCTCCCCGCAGTTGCTTGCCAGGATGCGAGGACTCGGGGAACCCATCCGGGTGGGGAAAGCCGGGTGGCAATGGGCCGCAGACCAAGGGTTGCCGGTGAGACAACGATTGTCCGAGGCTCTCCGCACGGTGATCGACACCAGCCGGATGCTCAGCTCCCAGGTGACCGATCCCAAGCAGCTCACCCAGCAGTTCAAACACACGTTTTCCTCCCGGTTTGGCCGGATGCTGGAGGACGGGCTGGCGCTGGGACTGGGCCCCGCCGACTTGGCTTTCTGGGGGAGCGCCTACCAGGCCAGCATTGCCCGGAGCATGGCGGCGGCGAAGGCCAACGGTCAGCCGCAGATCGCACCCACCGAGGCGATGGTGGAACAGGCCCTCTGGGACGCCCACCGCGCCATTTTCCAGAATGAAAACATGGTCAGCTTCATCTTCAAAAAGTTGGAGAAGCTGCTCAATCTCCCGCGGGTGGATGCCGACGGGAATTTGAAGTTGGATCGCAAATACGGCTTTGGAACCGCAACGATTGCGTTCTCTCAAGTGCCAGGATCGATCCTGATGCAGGGGCTTGAGGCGTCCCCGTTAGGCGTGGTCAATGCCGTGAGAAAGATGCACGATCTCTACAATGTTCTTCACAGCGACAAGGCCGGGCCTGACGCAAAGATGATTTCGCAACGCCGGTTTGTGGAGGCCGCTTCAAAGGTTTTGGTGGGCACGGGCACATTCATTCTGGGAGCAATGTTCTTGAAGCTCGGGATTATTTCCGGAGCGCCCGATGAGGACAAAGATGTGGAAGCGATGCGCCGAAACATGGGCATCGGCGGGTATTCGTTCAACTTTTCAGAGTTTAAACGCCGAATGTTGTCGGGGGATTTTACCACCCCGGCAAAGCTCCACGAAGCGTATCAAGACGGGGATGTCATGTTCACTTACGATTGGTTCCAGCCGGCCGCGTTGTCGGTGATGTTTGGGGCGGAGTGGGCGAAAAAGGAGGAGAAAATCGCGGGCGTAAAAGCCAAGGGAGAAAGCGTGGTTCTGGCTTACGCCAAGACCATTTCCGACTCCGTGACTCGCCAACCGATGATGTCTGGGGTCAACCAGTTGATTCGTGACACGGCGGCTTACGGTGGGGGCGAGGCGGTGATGCGGAAAATGATCCAGATCCCGGGCAACTTTGTGCCCGCTGTGGTGCGGCAGACGCAGCAAACCATGAATGAGACCGTCGCAGAGACCCGGGGCGGTTCGTTCGTGGACCAGGAATTGAACAAGCTGCAAGCCAAGATCCCGTTCCTCGGGGACAAATTCCCCGCCAAGCTCGATGCGTTCGGGCAGGCGGTGGAGCGTTACAACTACGGCGGAAACGGGTTCCTGAACGTGTGGATTAACCCGTTCACCATCGCCGAGGCCAAACGCAACCCGGCAGCGAACGAGATGATGCGGCTCTATGATGCCACCGGGAAGCCGGAGGTGGTGGCGCCGATCCAGCGACCCAAGGTGGTCGTCAACGGGCAACCGCTCCAGCTCACGAACGAACAGATCGTGCAGATGCAGAACTACACGGGCCAACTGGCCGCTCAAACAACGATCAGTCTGATGGCGTCGCCAGTGTTTGTGCGGTTGCCCGATGAATACAAAGCGAAGGTGATCGCGCAGGTGCTGGGCGGCATCCAGCGAGCGGCCAAGATCGAGATCCTTGGACAGGTCCCTTTTAAAGAGGATCAGATCACTCAGGAAATGGCGCGCCTGGGGAGGGCCCTCGGGCTTGTGCCTCGGCGGTAATTCAACGATTCCAAATGGATCGGGAGAGCCCGGTCGGCGTCACGGCCTCGGTGAGTTTCACCGGGGCCTTTCGCTGGGGCCGTCACAGGTCCGCCGCGCTGATGGAGGGCAGCTCCCGGAGCCGGTAGGCATACCACTTTTGAGTGGTCTGCACGTCCGCGTGCCGGAGGAAATCCCGCACGGCCATGATGTCCCCGTTGGTCAGCTTGAGAATGAGGCTTCCCGCGTAACGCCGGAGTTCATAGGACGTTTTGGACCGGTCTTTGATCCACCGCCCGATCCAGGCGGAGTGCCGCCGGTCCACGATCTCGGCCCGCTCCGACTTGTGCCGGGCCGGGACGATGTGCCCATCCGTGCTCAACGCCCGGAACTCCTTGAGCTCCGCCAGGGTATCCGCCGAGATAGGCACCCGGCCCTCATTGCCCTTGGGCGAGAACCCTTCCTCGGGCCGTTCGATGATCGCCATCACCGCGCCGCGCTCGGTCCGTTCGATCCAGTCCCACCGGGCAGCCTCGATCTCCACGTTCCGCATCCCGAGCCTGGAGAACAGGAGGAACGCCACGTAACACGCGGGATCTTCCCGCTTGAGCTCCGGTGCCGCCGCCATGATGGACCGGATCACGCCCTCATCCAGCGCCCGAGGCAACCGGCGGTCGGGTTGCTCGACCTGCGCCCCAAGGAAACTCTTCAAATCCGGGATCTTGAGCCCCGCGTCTTCGTAGTGGGGCAGGAATTTCCGGCCCAGCACACACTTCGCCTTCACCCAGTTGGATGCCAGGCTGTGCGCGCTGATCTCATCCTTGCGCACCCGCACCCATTCCCGGACGAGCGCCCCCGTCAGGACCGTGAGGCGTTGTTTGTCCGGATCCCCGCCTTTGACCGACACGACCGAGCGCAACGCCGCCGCATTCTCCCGCGGGGTCCGTGTGGGCCCGCCGTGTTTGGCGTAGATGTCTAGGAGCTGGCCAATGGTGCCGTATTCCGAGCGAAACTTGGACGCCGCATCCGCCTCTTTGTCCCCGTCGAGGATGTTGCGGATGATTGCCTTGGCCCGGCTGGTAGCAATGGCCCGGACCGTGGTCCGGAGAGTCCGACGGAAGGCCTTGTTTCGCCGCTCAAACCGTACATAGTAGCAGGACCTGTCCGGGGGGATAAAGACCCGGTACTTGATTCCGTCGACGGTGACCTGGAACCCATCCGGGCCGTCGTCTTCGGGGTTGCTGTTCTTTGAGTCGGTAAGATCAGAGAGAGAGTCCATGGAACTGATACGGTTTATGATACGGCTTGTGCGTGTCACCTGATGTCAAAAGGCACGCTAAAGCGCCCGACAGAATGCGCAAGGGAAACCGTATCAGACAGCGGATTCTACTCTGTAAACCGGCCAAAAAGCAGGCGCTGACAAAGAAAACGCCGGTATAGCTCAGTTGGTAGAGCAGCTGATTTGTAATCCAAGCCCCCACCAGAGTAGAGGGGGCGATTGATACGGCTTATGATACGGTTTGTTTGTGGGTCGGCGGTAATTAATTCAAGCCGTGGCGCGCCGGGCCGTTTTCGCGGGTTTTGGCGGTTTCCCGCCGGTTTGCTCCCGATCCAGGAGCAGGCCGAGAGCGTTCAGCGCGGCCGCCGAGGGTGGCCGGTTGAGCTCCCAGCCCTGGACGGTGCGCGGGGAGCAGTCGCAGAGCGCGCCAACGTCGCCCACGGACAGCCCGAGCCGGGCCCGGATCGCCCGGAACCCGTCAGGGTAATCCATGACGTTGCCCTCGTCGTCCAGGATGACCGGCACGCCGTAACTGGACGCCGGGTGGTGTAGGGTTATTCTCATTCCGTGGTCCACTCAGTATTTCATATCGGTTTTCGTTTGTTTTGCGTCCGGCTTTCCCGGCTCCCTACTGCCCCCGGGGAGTCCGGGGGCAGGGTGGGAACTGGTTTAGTTAAGCCGGTCAAACGTGGTGAACCAGTCGCCGTCTTCGTCCTGTTCGAGCT